CGCGAAGAGATCGACTACACGCGCGGCCGCACGGCGATCTTCACGCCCATCGACTTCACGACGCGGACCCGGCGGCAGACCTTCACGGGGCGCAGCTATCAGGACATGAACCTGATCCGCGAGCACTTCGAGCGTATGCGGGGCCAGCGCGGCGAGTTCTACATGGCGACGTGGGAACGCGACATCGAGCCCGGCCCGCTCGTCCCGGCAGGCTCCAACACGATCCGTATATACGGAACGGACTTCGCCGGGCAGTACGAGGATTCGACGGTCTATAAGGCGGTCATGGTCCAGTTCCGGGACGGCTCGATCCAGTACAATGTGGTGGAGGACATCTACACGGTCGATGATGCGGATGGACTTGATAGTGTAATTCAGGTAGCTGATAGTTGGTCGCAGGACATCTCGCAAGAGAACGTCAGGATTGCCTCTTGGCTGCTGGTCTGGCGGCACGCAACCGACACCCTGACTATCGAGTGGCTGACCAACACGGTCGGTCAGTGCCAGTTGACCATGCGTAGCCTAGAGGACTTGGCATGACGTTTGAGACGCGCGAAGAGAGCCGTTACCTTGGAGAGCCGGTAGACCTGTTCTACTTCCGGTACGGCTCGGCCGCGAACGCTTTCTACGCATACACCGATGCCGAGCAGGCCATCACTTTCGACGGCGTGGTCTACCAGCCGATCCCGATCAAGCGTGGTAACTTCACGGCCAGCGGCACGCTCGACAAGACGGTCTTGACCCTCAACTGCCCGATCAACACGGACATCGCGAACCTGTTCCGCGTCTATCCGCCGGGGCAGGTCGTCACGCTGATCATCCGGCAGGGACACGTCAACGATCCCGACAACGACTTCCCGGTGATCTGGACCGGGCGCGTGATCCAGTGCGAGCGCGACGGCTCCGAAGCGAACCTGTCCTGCGAGCCGGTCAGCACGTCGATGCGCCGGTCCGGGCTGCGTCGCAACTACCAACTGTCGTGCCCCCACGTCCTCTATGGGCCGCAGTGCAAGGCGTCGAAGCTGGCGGCCACGACGACGACACAGGTGATCAACCTGACCGGATCGCGCGTGACGCTGCAAGACGCATGGTCGGGGGCGATCAACCCCTCGAAATACATCGGCGGCATGATCGAGTGGAACACAGGCGCGGGCCTCGAACGGCGCACGATCCTGCGCATCATCGACCTGAAGACGCTGGTCCTGTCCGGGCCGACCACGGGGATCGTGGCGGGACAGAACATCGACGTGATCCTCGGCTGCAATCACCAGATGGGCGTCGGCCCGCAGCCCAACGGCGATTGCCAGCCCTTGCACAACAACATCCAGAACTTCGGAGGGCAGGCGTGGATTCCCACGAGCAATCCGATCAACACAAACCCGTTCAACTAGGAGGGCATCATGGCTTGGTGGGTTGCCCTTCTGATCGGTCTGGCGCTGAATATCATCGCCTACCTGATCATGCCGAAACCGAAGCAGCCGAAGCCACCGGCTGCGAAGGACTTGGAAGACCCGACGGCCGAGAGCGGCCGCCCCATGCCGGTCGTCTTCGGGACGATCACGGTCAAAGGCAGCAACATCGTATGGTTCGGTGAGAAGAGCCTGCACGAGTACGAAAAGAAAGAGGGAGGCGGCAAGAAATGACGACCGTCAGAGTGCAGGATTGTCAGGAACTCGGCTATTGCATGAAGTCGGTCCGGCCGTGGTTCGCGCATCACGGCATCGACTTCCAGAAGTTCGTCCGGGATGGCGTCAGCGAGGAAGTGCTGCTGGCGACAGACGACGAGTTCGCACGCAAGGCGGTCGAGCACGCCAAGAAGCGGGAGGCGGCCGATGGGCGGTAAAGGCGGTGGCGCAAAGTACCGGGTCGTCGATTACTTCATGTCGATCCACTACGGCATCTGCCATGGCCCGGTCGATGCCCTGCTTGGCATCTACATCAAAGAGCGCGACGCATGGCCCGGAAAGACGGCCTACGACGACGATGACGATTCCATCGAAGGCGACTTCACGGTCTCTTTCCAAGACTTCATCAACTCGCTCAACGGGAACACGCCGACCGCCACCAACACGGTCGCGATTGACGCTGGCCCGCTGACCATCAACCGCCCCGACCTGTTCGGCGGCGAGAAAAAAGAAGGCGGCGTGCGCGGCACGGCCCACTACCTACCGGGCCGGTCTTCGCAGACGATCCCGGAGAACCTTGCCGCCAAGCTCGGGCTGACCACGGCGACGACGCCGGGCTATCGCGGTCTGGCCTCGGTTTGGTTCCACGGCGGGACCAATAAGGGCTTCATGTGGGCGCAGAACAACCCGTATCTGCCCGCAGTGTGGTTCACGGTCTACCGACGGCCGTCCGGCCTCACGGCGAGCCGGGCGACGATCCAGCGCGGCAATCTGCCGCCCGACGCCAATCCCGCGCATATCATCTACGAGTGTCTGACCAACACCGATTGGGGCATGGGCTCGCCGACCACGATCATCGACGTGGGCAGCTTCGAGAACGCCGGGCTGACCCTGATCGCCGAGAAGTTCGGCCTGTCGATGATCTGGAATCAGCAGGCCACGATTGAGGACTTCGTGAAAGAAGTCCTAGACCACATTCAGGCGACGCTCTTCGTTAACCCTCGCACCGGTCTGCTGACGCTGAAGCTGATCCGAGGCGACTACGACGTGGGCACCCTGCGCGAGTTCAACCCGGACAACTGCGACGCCACGAACCGGCAGCGCAAGGCGTGGGCCGAGACGATCAACGAGATCGTCGTGACGTGGACCAATCCGACGAACGAGCAGGAAGAGACCATCGCCTTTCAGGACTTGGCGAACATCGCCATGCAGGGCGGCATCGTCTCGGATTCGCGCAACTACTACGGCGTCCGCAACGCCGAGCTTGCGTCCGATCTCGGTGTTCGAGACATCCGGTCGGCCAGCTACCCGCTCTTCTCGTGCGACATCGAAGTGGACCGCACCGCATGGGACTTGCTGCCGGGCGAGGTATGCAAGTTCTCGTGGCCGGACGACGGGATCGAACAGATCGTCATGCGCGTCGGCAAGATCGACTACGGCCGCCCCGGCGACATGACGATCAAGGCCAGCTTGCTCGAAGACGTGTTCTCGCTCGAACAGTCCGAGTACACGATGCCTCCGACGACCGGCTGGACGAGCCCCGACCAAGACCCGATGCCGTTCGCTTTCACGCAGCTTTTCACGGTGCCGCTGCCTGCGTTGATCGCGGCCGGTCTGGACGGCCTTTCGACTGACGACCAGTACCCGCGCGTCGTGCCGGGCATCCTCGCGCAGCAGACCGGCTCGGACACCTACCAGTTCGTGCTCAACGGCCCCGTGACGCTCGCCAACGGCTCGACCGTGATCCAGCCCCTCGGGACGTTCCTTCAGACGCCCTACAGCGAGACGACGGTCGCCATGGCCGAGGCCGCGCAGACCACCATGACCGGTTCGCAGCTTGGCAGCGTGATCGGCAACGGCGGCCCGCAGCTTGGCGGATTCCTGCTGGTCGGGTCCGGCACGGACTTCGACATGGAAATGATCATGCTCGACAACTACAACGCGGGCACCGACACATGGACGCTCGCTCGCGGCGTGGGCGACACGATCCCCCGGCCTTGGCCCGTCGGCACACCGGTCTGGTACATCAACACAGACTTCGCGGCCGTCGATACCTACGAACGGATCGCCGGGCAGACCGTGAACTACCAGCTTCAGCCGCGCACTTCGAAGGGGCTCCTGCCGCTTGATCAGGCCCCGGTTGAGGCGATCACGCTGACGGCCCGGCCCTACCTGCCGTTCCGCCCTGCCAACGTGTCCATCGCAGGCGGCTCGCCGTTCGCCGGGCTGCGGACCTATACGGGCGCTCGCCCGGCAAACGTCGCGGTGACATGGGCGAACCGTAACCGGCTCATGGAAGACCAGATCGTCCGGCGTTGGACGGAAGGCAACGTGACGCCCGAGGCCGGTCAGACGACCACGATCCGCTGCTATATCAGCGGCACGAGCACGGTGATCACCGAATGGGCGGGGCGGGCCGGGACGAGCTTCAACATCCCCTACCTCGACCTGAAGGGGCACCGGCTTGTGGACATCAAAGTTCTCGCCTTTCGGGATGGCTTCGAGTCGCTTCAGAGTGTAAAACGAGCCCTGTTCTTCGACTTCTACGGCTATGGCAACAACTACGGCAACGACTATGCTGAAAACGATGGAGACTGATCATGGCCGGTGAACGCGCTCTTCCGGGCCTCGGCCTTCGGGCCTACTGGACCGTCGGGTCGAACAATTGGGAGCAGCAGCACGATCCCGACACGCGGATGCTTTCGGTGCTCGTGCAGGCGGCCGTGATCTCGCGCACGACCAACCTGCCCGGCTCTCCGGCCAACGGAGACATCTACATCGTCCCGGTGGGACAGGCGAACGAGAACCAGATCGCAGCACGCGACAACGGCGCGTGGGTCTATTTCGTGCCGAAGGAAGGCTGGCTGGTCCACGTCAACAACACCGACGAGTTCGTGCGGTGGACCGGCGTGGCATGGGAGCCGTTCGGAGGCGGATATGTGCCGGTCGTGACCAAGACCGCCGACCATATCCTCGAACTGGCGGATCGCGGGCGCTATGTCCGCATGAACGTAGCCGGGGCCAACACCCTGACGGTCCCGCCCAATGCGACGGTCGCCTTCCCGGTAGGCACGGTGGTCCAGCTTCGGCAGGCCGGAGTCGGGCAGACGACGGTGGTGGCCGGAGTCGGCGTGACCATCAACACGTCCGAGACCCTAGCGCTCCGCAAACAGGGCTCGTCGGCGTCGCTGATCAAGGTCGCGACCGACACATGGGATTTGACCGGCGACTTGGAGGTTGCCCCCTAATGTCTCACATTCTCCTGTCCGGTGTATCGGCGGCCGCGATCACGGCCCATCTCGGCGGTGGCGGCCCGGTGCCGGTCGAAGGCCCGCGCTACTGGCGCATTGATTGGGGCTTCAAGGCTAACAACAACACGCAGATGGCCGAGATCGAGTTCCGGGACGAGATCGGCGGGCCTTCGCAGAGTGTCGGCGGCACGATCCTGTTTTCGACGCAGTTCAGCAGCACCTTTGCGGCCGCCAACGCTTTCGATTTCAATCCGGCCACGGCTTTCGCGCACCAAGGGTCCATCGGGAATTGGATAGGCTACGACTTCGGGGCGTCCGGGCTGGCGCTGGCCGAGATCATGTTGCAGGCGACCGCCGACTCTCCGTCGCAGAACTCGAACGGATTCGTGGTCCAATACTCGAATGATGGCGCGACGTGGAAGCCATATTGTTCCATCTCGTCGTCGTGGTCGGGCAGCGCGAACGAGATCAGAACCTACGCGATCACGGACGATCTCGCGGCCGAGCCGGACCTTTCGCCAGAAGACCCGCATCGTTACTGGCGGGTCGTCACGACGCAGCAGGGCCGGGGCGAACGCTTCCAGCAGATCAACAACATCGCATTGTTGGACGCGCTCGGGACCAACCTAGTGATCAGCGCCGGAGGCACGGCCTCGGCCAGTCACCAGCAAGGCAGCTTCCCGGCGGCCAACGCCTTCGACGAGAACGACGCGACCCGGTGGGCCGACACCGGCCTGCAACTCGCAGAATGGCTTCAGTGGGATTTCGGCGTGGGCAACGAGCAGATCGTCTCGGCCTACAAGATGAAGGTGTATTCCACGTCGAACAGGTCCATGCCTATCGGCTGGAAGTTCCAGTGCTCGGACGACGGTGTGAACTGGAAGACGCTCGATTGGCCGGTGACGGTCCCGGCGTGGGGGGTCGCCGAAGAGCGCACCTACAACATCTAGATTCCCGGCCAGTTCTACCTTCGCTATTGGGGCATGGACATCGAGCCCCGGACGAACGTCAATCGCCCTCGCGGCGGTCGCTACGCCAGCTTCTTCGGCAGCGGCGGTTACTTCCAATCGAGCGCGTCCTACACCGGCCCCTTCGGCGGCCTGTCCTACTCGGGTTGGGGCAACAACGCGACGGCGTTCCTACTTGGGCAGGAGATGCCGGAAATCTTCTTCGCCATGCACGCCCGGCAGGACACCGGTTCGGCATCCGAATCGCCGCGCATCACCTTCAACGGC